CCAGGCGAACACCCTGGCTACCGCTGCTGATCTCGCGGAAGCGTCTCTTGAGCAGGCGGCGATCGACATCTCCGAGTTCGACGACGACCGTGGCATCCCGATTGCAGCGCAGATCACAAAGCTGATTGTTCCGACAGAACTTCAGTTCGTGGCTACGCGGATCTTGATGTCGCCGTATCGCACGAACACTGGCGATAACGACATCTCCGCTATCTACACTCTGGGCACAGTCGGTGATGGATTCTGCGTGAACCATCGTCTTACCGATCCAGATCAGTGGACACTCAAGACGGACTGTCCTGATGGGCTAAAACACATGCTGCGTAAGAAGGTTTCTCGTGGAATCGAAGGCGACTTCGAGACCGGCAACCTTCGCTACAAAGCTCGCGAACGGTACAGCTTCGGCTGGTCCGATTGGCGTGGTGCATACGGCTCGCCAGGTGGCGCGTAAGAGGTAAAGCGGAAGGCTCCTCAATGCCTTTGGCTTGAACGGGAGAACCTGGCTGGAGCATGGCTTTGCGCCCGGCCAGGTGATCCCTTTTATGTTCGATTAACGAGCAATGGACTGCTCTGCCCTGGAGGGCTGTTATGAGTAGGCACACAATCACCCATGCGGATGAAATCTTCGTGGGAGCCCCGCAAGCAGGCGGGAAAAATGACGCATTACGTGGCGTGGAAACATCGCCACTGCATCAGCAGGCAATTCTCAATGCGATAGCTGGTGACGTTGACGGTCTCGTTACCGCAGCAGGATCCGGAGCGACAGCAGCAGCAGGTGATGTGCCGATCGATGGCGCGTTCCTGAATGCAGCTACTGGCTTTGGTGACATTTCCACTGCACGTAATTTGCAGATCGTCTCAACCAATGCTGGTGATACGACCAATGTGGTCACGATCACTGGTCGAGACATTGTGGGCAATCCACAGGTCGAGAACATTACAGCCAACGGCACAACGCCGGTTCGTGGTCTGAAAGCATTCTCGGTCGTCGAATCGATCAGTAATTCGGAAGTCTTCGCCGGTAACCTCACGGTGGGCACTAGCGTTACACAAGCGAATATCAGACTTGGCCTGGACGCTGGCCTGGAAAGCCTGGTTGACGTAGTTCATGCGTTGACAGGTGCTTCACCAGTAGCAGAAGAAGGTGGTGTTTTCGTGGTTGCGGATACGACGAGTCCCGCGACAGCGGTGACTGGTGACACGAAGGGTGTCTACACTCCCGCTGCTATTCCGAATGGCGCTCGTGATTACATCCTGTGGTATCACCCAGTCTTGACGAAGGATGGATACGGACAGAACTTCGCCGGCTAACTAGGGGAATGACATGAGACAGAATGTCTTACAAATTGACCCCTATGCAGCCGCCGATGCAGATCTGGTAGCGGCTTCACAGACACCAGCGGCGGGAGGCGAACAGGCTCTCACGCTGATCAGTTCTGTGGTCACAATGGATACACCGAGGCAGGTGGTCTTCACGTTCGCAGCCGATGAGACCGGGAAGTCATTCCTGGTCACTGGTACGCGACGTGATGGCAAGCAGGTTGTGGAAGCGGTCGCTGGTACAGCGGCATCAGCAACCACGGTCAAGGCTTTCGCCACTGTCACCGAGATCTTGATCGATCAGGATTCGGTTGGTGCGATCGAGGCTGGTACGGCTACGATTATTTCGACGAGCTGGTTGCCACTCGATTACATCATCCCGGACTTCAAGGTTGGCCTGGTCATCGTCATTGGTGGTGCCACTGCTGATCTCACGGTCGAGCTGACGTTATCGAATCTCTTGTCCTGGAAGGGAAACTTTCCGACTCCGCCTCACAGCGGGGATGTGGGCTCGAAGTTCGGTCGGATCAATCCGGTTGTGAATGCGATTGATCACGATACTCTGGTGAATGTCGCGGCGGACGCATCAGGCAATATCGCTTTTCCGGTGACAGCTTTGCGGCTGAAATCGAATGCGGTAGTGACGACTGAATCGGTATTCTTGGAAGTCTTGCAGGCTGGTCATAGGGGCGGCTAATCATGTCAGTTACGGGAACGTATATTACGGATCCGATTCTGGCTGAGTACACCGACGAAGCGGTTGAGAGAGCTGGGCTGGATCTCCAAGAGATTACAGCTCAGCACCTCATCTCGATCCGTCGATCAGTCGGCTTCGTGCTGTCAAGATGGGCTAACAAAGGTGGTCGCCAGTGGACGTTTGAGCAGGTTGTTCATACGACCACTGTTGATGAGAACGTCTTTGATATGCCGGTAGGCACCATCCAGGTGCAGACCGCGGTGCTGCGTCGTCAGGGCACGGATACGGAGATGTATCCCATCTCCAGGTCAGACTATCTGATCATCCATGACAAGGCTCTGCGTGGCAGACCGGATCGTTACTTTGTCGATCGTCGTCGAGACACACCCAGCGGTGCTAATCCGGTGCGAGCGTTCTACTGGCTGGCCGCAGAGAACGACACTGATGAGATCGTCATGAATCTGTGGAAGCAGATCCAGGATCCAGGTAGCGCACAAAACACCATCGACATCCCGTTCCGTTTCCAGGAGCCGTTCGTTGCGGCCCTGGCTGCGAAGATCGCGCAGAAGTGGAAGCCTGAGCGGTTCGTTGACCTGGTGACTGAATCGGAGGTGTTGTTCAAGGAAGCAGACGACGAGGATGCGGACACGGCACCAATGGTTATTTCTGTTAATTACGATCGTTTCTATGGGAGACGGTAATGGCAAGTAGAGCAAACTTATCAGGACGACCTGGGCCAACCGGCATCCTGGATAGAGTGATGAATCCACCGCAGCAGAGATCTGGACCTAAGATCTCCCTTCCCGCTACTGCGCCACAGGCGACTGCGCCAAGTGCTGGCGGAGTGGCTGATCCGGCCATGGCTCAAGCAGCATCCGCGAAATCGATTGCAGCAAGATCTAGCAGACCACGAGCTGGCCTGGAACAGGTCGGCGTGAGCCAGCAAGAACTCGCTGGTGCAGCACAACCGTTGAGCCGCAGGGCATCATTGTCAGATCGCATGGCAAGGGCCCAGGGAACGCTGGCTGGCCAGGAGGTAGCGGCAGAGGTCGGTGGTGGCAGGACAGAGGCAGATGTCACCGGGCCAACTCTGAATAGGGCCAGGCGACCTGGCCGCATCTATCGGAGTTAGCTATGGCGCTTGGATCCGCATACGCCAAAGGGAAATGGGCACTGGGCGAATGCCGGCGCTCAGGTCGCAAGATGTTGCTGCGGAACATGGTGGCCGATGGCTACTATCCGAACCTGATCGTCGATCCTGAGTGGTACGAGCCGAAGCATCCCCAGGAATCTCTGCCCAAGGTACGAGATCCAGTCTCATTATTCCGGCCAGCTCCTGATCAAGATCGGGTTAGCGCAACCATTCGCTTTGATGGCAGGCAAGTAGCCAGTGGCTATGCGCTTGGCAATGTCACCTTGGACGCTCCAGTATTTGTGCCGCCTATTCTCCCTCTTGCGGTTCATCAGTACGATATGGATAGCCCTTCAACGCCAGAGCCGGATACCGGGACAGGATAACGATGCCATTATTTGATCTTGCATATGCCGGTGCGCCATCACCAGGGGTTGGAGCTTTGACGTTGCGTGAAGACTGCACTGGCGTTTCGATGGAGTTGACTGGTTTTGCCAGGCTGACTAATGGTGATGCGCCGATACTTTACGACCAGGGCTTCACGATCGAGATGGCAATCAAGCCGACTACTGTCGGTGTGCGAGCAGTGGGTGGCGGCACCTCAAGAATGGTTCCTGGGGTCCAGTCGCATGCGAATGCGAACGATCAGTCTATCTTCCAGTTGGGTTTTGATAACTGGGCATCGGGCGGAACGGGTCTATTTCCGACCTTCACGATCTTGTCTGACAACAACACGTACCAGTCTCTTTTAGACCATGCGGTTATCCTGGGGGAGGCTCGTGGCAGCACACTGATGGTCCTGGACAACATCTATCACCTTCTCGGTACGCTGGATGCGAATGGTCTATGCGAGCTTTACGTCAACGGGGTGCTGGAAGCAACGGCTTCCCCGAACATCAACATGGTGGACTTCATCTCTGCTGGCAATCTTGATCTGGGCAATGCAGCGCGAACTCTGCGAGATGTCTTTGACATCGGTACGCGATTCCTCGATGGAGCATACCGTGGTGAGTCGGATGCAGGGCAAGCGACCATCGACAATGTTCGGTTTTATGATAGGCACTTCAGCGCATCCGAGGCGGCTGTGGCTGCGTCGGAAATTGGATTCACAACAGATACGGTCGGTGACGATGCGACTGCCTATGTACTCGATGAATTATCTGCTGCTAATCCTGGGGGAGCTGGTCAGGCCCGGCTTGATATGCAATGGAGGCAGGATGGGACCAGAGTTTTCACTTGCAGGCAGAGTGCAAACATATCGCAAAACGATGTGTCACCGGCATGGGGCATTCAAGTAGGAGACTGGACGAATCTTGTTAACACCGTGAACTTCGGTAATTTGCGTAGCATTTGGTGGTCGGCTGATGGGTCGAGACTGTCGCGATGTGCCAGAGTTCCGTCCTTCAATATGAACGTGACGGTCTACGATCAATCGGCTACTCCGTTCGATCTTTCGGTCCTTGGCTCATCGACCACTAAGACATTTCCTGTGACCCCGGCACTATCCGGTGGGCCAGCGGATCATATTTGGAGTGCAGATGGTCTGACGTTATGGGTGCAATACAATGCTGCTCCTCGCGCTCTGTATGAATGGTCTGTCACGGTGGCCTTTGACATCACGACTTTAATTCAGCCGCAGAATAAGAGTTTTAATCTTGATACGGATGCTAATTTTGCCATAGATACCATTGCATTTTCGGCAGATGGGACGATGCTGTACGGGATGGATGGGCAGTTCCTTGTTTCATGGGATCTGACCACACCGTATGACATTTCAACCGCAACGAATTTCCAGACTGGTCCCAAGGTAGAATCGGCAGATGTAGGAATCCCCAGAGGGCTTGATTATCGAGCGGATAACGGCGACATCTCTGTGGAAGGTGATCAAAATCTAGGGAAAGTGGCGTGGTTCAGAGTGCCTACGGTTTTTCAAGACGCCGACCAGTATTGCCTCAAGTCAGATGACCCTACCCCGGAGCCATTCAGTGCATCAGGCGGCTTCCGGTATGACGTTCGATTCAGGCCGGATGGCTTACGTGCGTGGACTCAGTGGACGATATTGGTCGGTGGCTTCGATACGCACCAGTACGATGTATCTCCTGCGTGGTCAACTACGGGCTGGACTCCAAGCGGCAATATACTCCGTTCCTCCTCGCAGAACCGCAGCTTCACCTGGCACGATAACGGCAACAAGCTGACATTTCTGAGAGTCTGGTTTGCCGGTTTTCGGAGAGTCGACACCTACGATATGTCAGCGACTCCCTACGATATTTCGTCAGGGCTTGGCCCAGTATTCGCTTCGTTGACTGCGATAACTGGCCCTGGCGAATTCCTGGTCCGGTTCAGCCTCGATGGGTTCAAAATGTTTACTGACATTTCCGCGACTACCATACAACGGTACAATCTGGCAGTCGCGCATGACATCTCAAGCAGCACCGGAGTCGATCAGAGCTTTAATTACGGGGCGGCTGGAGCAGGCAGTACCAATTCGTGGGACTTCTCATCAGATCACACCAAGCTCTATTTCAGGACTGGCGGCAGCCTACTCGCCTCGTTTGATCTCACGGCACCGGATGACATCTCGGCACCGTTCAACTTCGTGACTGGCGTCAGTGTGAACCTGCCCACAAATTTAGGCGTGGCGAGGGGGCTGACTATCCGACCGGATAACGGCGATTGGATCCTGTTGGCCGATCAGAATAATCAGCGGCTCAGAGTCTGGGAAACTAGATAACCCTTGAGAATTTAATATGGCTTCTTCAACATCATTTACATACGACGAACTGATCGCAGCTCTGATTGACTGGCTTGAGGAGAGCAGCCAGGAGTTCATCGACAATCAGAACAAGATCGTGTCGCTGGGCGAGAGTC